ACAACGTCAAAGAACTGTGCGTAAATGTCGTAGAGCAGCAAGAGAGAATAACTATGAAGAAGTTCTCAAACAATTTATGGAACTCTGTCTAATGGAAATAGAGGGCAATGAAGTCCTAACAAATAAGATAAGCCCAAAGATAATCATTGACATTATCCATGCTCAATTGCTACTAAAGAAAGCCCAGAAAGATTTGGGAGAAGTTGGAGAGGATGCAGACTTTAGAGCATTCCAAGACCGTTTAAAAGTAATGAAGGGTGGTAAATAAATAACCCACAAGAGATTATCCTGTGGGCTATTATTATCTTATGGTCTATTCTTATTACTTACTGAATAATCTTTTTATTGATGGAGTAATAACTTCCAGTTTTACTCTAACACCTTCACTCTCACATTCATAAAACCATTCATCCTTTTTTGTTATTATGTCTATTGCATCATAGGTCCAAGAGATTTCACCTTCTGTTACTTTAACTATTTTGATTTGTCTACCGTCACTATCCAATAGAATGTCACCGAGATAATAGTTTTGTTTATTCTTCTTTGCCATACTGCCTCCTTCTAATTAATACCTTCGATAATAAATAAGGAAATAATAATTATTACATGCTGAATAATCTTTCTATTGATGGTGTAATAATCGGCAAGCATTCCAATTCTCTAGGAACCTTTTCTGTTCTATGAAATGAATAACTAAATTGTTCTGTAGGGTTACGTCCATAATCTATTCTCTCTCCAGCCTCATCAAATTCTGGATAAGGTCTAATAGAAAATTCAAATAAATCGTATCCATCTTGTTCACTATTATCTACATAGAAAACAATCCATTTATCATTCCAGTATTCTACAATGTCACCTTCGTAATACAATCTTCTCATGCCATCCTCTCCTTACATAATACACAAAATCATTAGTAGAAATCTAATGATTATCACAGGAAAATAAATAAAAAAATGAATGCAAAAGATTTTATTTCAGCCCTAACAATTTACAATAAAGAACGCCAACGACTATCCTTCTTTGACATGAATAAAGCACAGGAGGAGTTGTTGGATTTGTTGTTGGAAGGACATAAAAGAATAATAGTTGTGAAGGCTAGACAGTTAGGTATTTCAACATTAGTTAGAGCCTATCATTTCTGGAAGTGGTTTGATGCAGAGGAACCAGTTAAGTTAGGTGTAGTAGCCCATACAAGAGAAGCAGCAGACAACTTACATAATACAGATAAAACATTTTACAATAATCTTCCAGCCAAATTAAAACCTACAGTAGATAAAGCAACTACAAAGACAATAAGAAAAAAGAATGGTGCAGAACTAAAAGCATTCACAGCAGGAGGACAAGGAGGAACAAGAAGTTATGTATTTACTTCAGCACATCTTTCCGAGTTTCCTTTCTATGAAAATCCAGAAGAAGCATTAGCAACAATACTAGCAGCAGTTGGTGATGGACAAATAATAATTGAAAGTTCTCCTAACATTGCTGGAGATTATTTTAATAAATTAGTAGAAGATGGAATAGCAGGTAAGAATGAATGGAAAGTTCTATTCTTTCCTTGGACTATCAATGACGAATACAAAGATAAAGAAACTACTAGACTACAAAGAACTTATGATGAAGAGAAGGAATTAATTAAAGCAGGTTTAACTATTCCACAAATCTCTTGGAGAAGAAAACAAATAAGTACATTAGGCTATGATAAGTTTATTAGAGAGTATCCAAGAACAATAGAAGAAGCATTCAAAGGAAGTAGAACAACTCCTTACTTCTGGAATGATACTTGTGAAAACATTAAGGAAGCAAAGTTAGGAAGCAGAGAGAAAAGAAAATACAAGCATCAAATAATTGAAGGTGATGCTTACACTATTGGAGTTGATACATCTGCTGGAGTAGGAGGAGATTATTCAGCATTTACAATAATACATAATGATACTATGCAACCTGTTTATCATTACCTTACAAATACTTTAACTCCTAGATTATTTGCTGAAGAAATTTACAATACAGCCTTGAACTATGGAACTCCTCTTATTATTGTAGAAGCAAATTCTTATGGAGCATCTGTAATAGAAGCACTACAAGGATGGGGTTGGAAGAAGTTATGGAAAGATAAAGATGGTAGATGGTTTAATACTACATCTGGAAATCGTAATAGATTGTTCTCTCACTTCAAAGAAATAATAGAAGATGAACTAATAGTAGAAATGGATAAAGATTTATTAGAACAGGTAAAGACTTGTGTATGGATGAATGATAGACCAGACCATCCTAAAGGTTTACATGATGATTTATTATTCTCTACAATGTTAGGATACTGGGCATTGAAAGGTAAAGAAGTTTGGAGAGAAGAACGTGTCAATCCAATAGAACAATGGAAGGTAAAGAAAAGAACTCAAGGATGGAATAACCTTCCGTTTGGTATGAAACCTGTTGGTTATTCTTACAACAAAAAAAGACATTACTAATAATAGAGGGAAGTATTAGATGAAGATAAAAGAAATAAAACAAATAGTTTCTTTCCATGACGCTTACTGGGAAAAGAAGCGTCAAGAAATGCGTAGATACAAAGCAGCATACGAAACAAACTTTTGGGAAGAACAAGGTACAATTAACGATTGGTCTAATACACAAATAACAATACAGGTAAGTGAAGGTTATGCTTACATTGAAAGTTTTATTGCTTCTCTCTATGCTAAACATCCTAACGTTGTATTGAAGACAGGGTTAGAAAATAAAGGTGCCATTAAGAAATCACAGTTTATTGCTAATGAGTTTCTTGAAAGAAGTCGTAGAGAAATTGAAAGTGCTTCTCGTATGGCTCTTATCTACACCCATTCTTTTATTAAGTTAGTACCACAAGATACTGGCAATCTCCTACAGAAAGTTCTTCCAGTATCCATACCACCTTGGGAAATTATTCTTGATTATGATGCTCCTCGTTGGGATTTACAGAAATACGTTGGACACATTTATTATCTTACAGTAGCAGAAGCAGATGAAAAATTTGGTTCTAAAGATTGGTTGCCAATGTCTAAATACTCTACTGAATACTTTAATAGAGGAAGAGACAGTGTAGACATTAGAGAAGAACCACAGTCTGCTTATGAGTATGTCCAGATAGTTGAAATGTATGACTTGGTAGAAGACCGCTTAATCTTCTACTCACCCTCTTGGAAAGAAGATAAGATTTTAATGGCAGAGAAAGTTGCTATTCCTTTCCGTACTTATGATGGAAAGCCTTCTCCTCCAATTGCTCCATTCTATTTTAATCGCATACCAGACGCTCCACTTGAAGGATACTCTGCTATGAAGCGTATCTACGACCAAATCTTTGAAATGAACATTATTCGTTCTTATCAAGCCAATGCTGTTCGTAAGGCTTCTCGTCAGTATCTTGTAAAGAAAGGTTCTCTTGACAGTGAACAAATGGCTCAAATCACCGCAGGTATTGACGGCATCTTTGTTGAGATAGAAGATGAAAATCTTGATGGTGTAATCAAAGCCTTACCTCAAAACCCAACTCCTCCAGAACTCCAGATGTATTATCAAATGGTTTCTGGTGATAAAGATAAAGGTTCTATCATGGCTCCCTTTACTAGAGGAGAAGCCACCAAAGTTACAGCCGCTGAAACTGCTGCTCTTGCTGCCTACACTTCTAGTGAAATAGGAAGACTTGCTAGAGAGCGTGATGCTGTTATTGAGAACATGGTAAAACTTTATCTTTCCATTCTTGGTCTTTATCTGGCTGAAGGAGAAAAGCAGTTGGTTTACATTGATGGAAGAATGGACGTTGTATCTACAGAAGATGTTGTTGGAGATTTTAATGTCTATGCTGCTGATAGTTCTTCTACACCAATTAGCGAAGCAATCAATAGAGGACAACTCCTTGCCAACATTCCAACCCTTACAGCACTTGGAGTTCCAAAAGAACTTATTCTCAATGAACTTGTCAAAGTTCTAAACCTTCCAGAAACATTCAAGGCAGAAGCAATCAAAGAACAGATGATGAAGGAACAGGCTAATGTTCCCGCTGCTCAACCACCAATTGCTCCTCCTTCACCTATGGAAGCCGTTATGAACCCATCTACTAGAAACATCGGGC